CTAATAACAAACAATGAAATGCACTACCTACTAAAAGAGATTCAGTTTCTGTACTATCTTCATTTAAATAATGCTTTATGTTTAATGTACTACCTGTAAGTAGTTGTTTTAACATACTATTTGTTACATATTTTCTATCAGCAAAATACGTTTCATCATCTATTATATAATCATCAGATAATGTTTCTACTTCCCTTAATTCTATAGGGTCTTGTTTAGGTGTATCTTTTACCTTTTCTAATTGAATATCTTTAGTTGCTTCCATTGTATATATATTTAGCTACTGTTGTTGTTTTACGACTTCCGTCTTTGTTTGTCCATCTTGTTGCAACTCTACTATCTTTTGTGTCTATATCGTATCCTTCATCTTTAAGAACAAATATAGTTGCAGATAATCTAGTGTTACCTAAATCTCTTATAGCTTCTAATGAAGTTATGCTACCGTACTTCTTTAAGTAATCAAGTAGTCTTGTCTTGTGTGTCTCCCTTGCCATTGCTTAATGCTTTTATTTCGTTAGTTAATAATGCTCTGTTTAATTGTGCCATTGTATGCACGTGTTCTTCTGTAGGTCTGTTACGATTGTACTGTTCAATAAGAAACTTTCTATGTTCTTTGCTTCTCATATGATTAGGTTCTTCGTAACCCCACATAATTGATGATTCTTCGCTCATATCTAAAACTTTAATTATTACTCCTGGATTATCTTTATCTACATGATGCCCACTAAAGTGAGGTATAATTATGTCACAGTTGTCGTCTTCTATCCAACTCCACTTAACCATAAGGTCTTGTACTGTTTGAGCTGGATTTATGTAATCAAATTTACGACGGCTGCTTCTTATAAAATACATATCAATATGTAAAGGGTAAGCGGTTTCTGGTCCAAACAGGTCTAGAACCTGGGACTTGAACTCTTCCTTATTCTTTACATAGAATTGTTTAGTATCTCTAATATAATTTCTTGTAGCTTTACTGTGTATAAGCATTTTACCTGTCCATTGTTTACTGTTTTTACTGGACGGTACATTTCCTGGTATAAAAATCTTATTGTTTTTCATGAGGGTCGGGTATATATACATACAGCGTTTGCGCTGCCCACTGCTTAACTTCTTCTATAAACTCTAACATTTCTTTATTGTTTAATTTAGTAGTGCTATCTGTAGTGTCATACCATGTATCTTCTATGAGGACTTTCTTTTTTAAAAAAGTTTGCTTTAATAGCTCGTGTGTTTCTTCTTTTGTATACCCTGTATAATCAGATATAATTTTCACGACAACTCCCCAATAGTATTGATTCAATTGATTACTACGTTTTGGTTTATATTCTTTGATTGTTACTTCTACAGTTTTATTATTGTATCTGGTAACATCTATGTTAAGTCTTTCTTTATTAGCAAAGTGTAGCTTACTGTCTACAACTTTAGCAATGTGTTTTAACTTCATAATATAAGTAGTGACCTAATCAAGTAATGAAAAAGTTAAAGGAACCATCATAGGTCACTACATATTATATTAGAATGGTAGGTCTGTGTTATTATCCACAGTGTTATCTCCTACATACGCGTTGTAAGCTGCTTGATATGCTGCTTGGTCTGTTGGTGATAACTTTTTATTATATGAATTTTTCCACATAATAGACTTACCTTCTGGGTTAGAAAATTTGTATTCAACTATTGATTTAACTACGGGTTGGCCCGTATCTTTATCGTTAGTCCAATACTCTCTGCTTGCTAAACAAACATTTAATGTTTTACCTACCACTTCTTTACATGCTTTAGGTAGGTTATCAAATGAGGTTGCACCTGCGTTAGTTAAAAATCCTTTAAAGATAGATGTACGTATCTCCGCAGCTTTAGGTGACGTTGTATCTTCAACGCCATTAAACTTTAAGAATGCTACACCATCTTTGTTAGATGTTTTGAACTCTACATAAGGGATACCTGTGTATCCTTCTTTTTGATTTGAGTTAGACACGCTATCTATTTTAAGCGTGTGTACTCCTTCGGGTAGATAGTTAGTTGTTTCTTTAACTTCTACTGTGTTTAGGTTTGGAAACATAGTTTCTGGTTTTAGTTATAATACTCATTACACTTATCAATAACTTTCTGTAAGTCATTGTCTATATACAGTTCATCGAACATACCCATAGGGCTTTTTGCAGAATCTTTACCCTGTGACTGTGTTCTAAATCTGTAATCTGTTTTGTCGTTACTGTAGTGGTTGTCTGTATATAAACATACAACGAACTCTTTCTCGACACGTTTCTTCCATCTGTTACCATCGACTGCAACAAATCTTTCTTGTACTCCATCATCTCCTTCGTAAGCACCGTCTATAGCAAGATATACTATGTGTTTGTCTGTGTTTTTAGACATGTTTAGTATTCTATCTATCTCCTTGTTATAAAAAGACCATACATCGAAGCCTTTAAACCTTACATCAGCTTCACGGTATATCATTTCGATAAGAGATGTAAATGATTCTATAACAATAGTCTCTACTTTATCAGAGCTCATTGCTTTAGTCATTGCTGCGTTAAAATCTTTAAGAGATTGTACGGGTACGTTCATAAAATTATTTGCACCCTTAAATGGTAGTTGTTTTCTTTCTGTATTAATTACAGCTGTAGTCTCTGGATTGAGATTACGTAGGGATGTGGATTTACCTGAGCCACTTTTACCTACTACTATTACGTTTGGTTTCATTTGGTTTGGTTTTGATTGTTTGGTACTCTTTTATTTCATCTATGGTTTTGTTTGTTTGTGTTTTCTTTTCTTGTGCACATACAAATTTCATAAAACCTCTAAGCATTACCTTTTCTTTTTTACCCATTCGTTCTTTAATTTCTGAGAAGCTTTTATTAACAACTTCACGAATAGTTTTTTTATCAAAAGGTAACTCCTTGCTTATCTTATCTATAATGTTTTCAGTAGTTTTCATAAGATTGTACAAATATAATGTTTTTTTTATTAACAAAAAATCATATCTTTATCTTTATTAGAAAGTTCTTCAAACTTTGTTAGATAATTAATCCATCGTAGCCATTTGCTACCAATACCTATGTTACGACCTTTAGCAAAAATTATTTCGGCCATACCTTTAATATTGTTACCATTATGGTCTGCGAGAATTCCATAATACTCTGGTCTATATACAAACAACACTGCATCGGCTGCTTGTTCTATCTCACCTGATTCTCTAAGATTAGATAACATTGGTCTAGAACCTTCATTTCTTTCTACACCTCTACTTAATTGCGATAAAGCAATTACAGTTATATCTAATTCTTTAGCTAAGTTTTTAAGGGACCTTGCAATGATAGACACCTCCTGCTCTCTGCTCCTGCCTTTTACAAGGTTACTGACAA